AGACAGTCAGGGAAGTTCAGGATTTAATCGTTTGAAACGGATGAGATTGCAGAATTAATTACGCACCATTATTATTCTGCTCCCGGCCCTTTAGCTCAGTGGTGAGAGCGAGCGACTCATAATCGCCAGGTCGCTGGTTCAAATCCAGCAAGGGCCACCAGCCGCTACTAGCTCATCCGGATAGAGCATCAACCTTCTAAGTTGATGGTGCGAGGTTCGAGTCCTCGGTGGCGGGCCAGTGCCGACTTAGCTCAGTAGGTAGAGCGACTGACTTTTAATCAGTAGGTCACCAGTTCGATTCCGGTAGTCGGCACCATATGCGGGTATCGTATAATGGCTATTACCTCAGCCTTCCAAGCTGATGATGCGGGTTCGATTCCCGCTACCCGCTCCAGCATTTGAAATAAGCCTTATTGTATTGCAGCACTGGCGTATTTTTTATTACGTGGGAGCAGGTTGTTTTAAGAGACATTCTGTTCTCTGGCTATGATTTGAGGCCAGGTTAGCCTCAGTGCTGATTTTTTTACGACAGCAGAATGGTGCATTATCGGTGGAGATTTTGTATTTCCTGGCAGGGTCGGTAATGCATCATTCTGATGTTGTAAGCATCGCTCAGAATAACGTTGAGATTAATCGCGTACTAAGCAAAACTTGGAAATACATCCTTAACCGCCGCACCAGGCGGTTTTTTTTATTCATTTTTTTCATGGCTCGCTACGGCGGGCCTTTTTCATATCCTCGCCACACCCGGCGCATATCACATCAAATAACGCCGCGCAAAAGGCATCTGCGGGCGCCTTTGACGGGGTGTTTTTACGGGCCGCTGGTGGCCCTTTTTTATTTACAGGAGAAAAACGTATGTCTGAACCCTTATCTGGTTCCGGCACGGCTGCGGCGCTCGGTGGGGCGACGGTATTCGGGCTGTTTACCGGAACGGATTTCGGGATTGTGTTTGGTGCGTTCGCCGGGGCGTTATTTGTGGCAACGATGCCGCAGGCGCTTTCAGTCTGGCGTGTGGTGGCGCATTTTTTGGTGTCGTTTATCGTCGGCGTGCTGGGGGCGCGCGTGCTGTCAGCCTGGATTGCATCAAAAACAGGGTATGACGGTACATCGGCAGATGCGCTGTGTGCGGTGCTGGTATCGGTGGTGTCGGTGAAGATTCTGTCGTTCATCCACCAGCAGGATATTGCATCGCTGGCGTCCGGTGTGTTCTCCCGCCTGCGGGGCGGAGGTGGCGGCAATGTTAAGTAACCTTCCCGGATTGCTGAATGTGGCGTTATGCACGGTTATCGTGCTGACGCTCTTTTTTTATCGTCGTCGCGATTCCAGACATAAGCCGCTGATGTCATGGCTGGCCTGGCTGCTGATGCTGCTGTATGCCTTTGCGCCCCTCAGCTATCTGTGTGGTCGCCCGTTAGCGGCGAACTGGCTGGCGGTGGGGCTTAATCTGCTGTTCTGCGTGCTGGTGATACGTGCACGCGGGAACGTTTCAAAAATCCTTTCATTCAGGAGGTGAGCATGTCGGGTAAATTCAGATTCAGTCGTCGCAGTGAAAAAAATCTGGAGGGCGTTAAACTACAGCTGGTTGCTGTCGTTCGCCGTGCGCTGGAGCTGACGGAGGTTGATTTCGGTATTACGGAAGGGCTGCGCACGAAAGAGCGCCAGAAACAGCTGGTCGCGGAAGGGAAAAGCCAGACCATGAACAGCCGCCACCTGACCGGTGATGCGGTGGATGTTGTTGCCTGGGTTGGTAGCCAGGTGTCATGGGACTGGCCTCTGTACGAGAAAATCGCGCAGGCATTTAAGCAGGCTGCCGCAGAGCTGGGAACCGCCATCGAATGGGGCGGTGAGTGGCGGTCGTTAAAGGACGGGGCTCACTTTCAGCTGAAACGATAAATAAGGCAAAGCCCCGGTTGTTGGAGCAATCGGGGCTTTGTGTTTATGGATTCATTTTGTGAATGCGCATGGGGATCATTCATGCCAGTAAAGCCTAACACGACGAAAGATAAATTTGGAGATGATCTGATGATAAAAGCAGAAACCACCCCGCAGAGGGGCTGATGATGCCGCAAAAATCATCGCGGTATGCCGGGGCATCAGACGCATACTAACGCCAGTTGCATGGATTATTTGTACCGCACTGGTTGCATACACAACAATTTATTTAAACAGATGAGTGCTGATTTTATTCGGGCGGTGGCTTTTGCCATTAAGTGGGTGGCGGTTGGCATCGCCGTGTCTCCGATACTGTATGGGCTGGCAAAATTGATTGTTGCTCTGAAATCGTGAGTGGTGATATGACGCGAAAACACTGGACACACAGAATGCCGCGAACGGCGGCGAAATGGGCACTGGTAGCGATACTGGTGCCTTTTTTATTGGGGGGGTGCGTCAGCCTGGATAAGGCGCGCCAGCTTTTCGATACGGCTTCTCAGGTCTGCGAAATTGTCGACGGTGTTCGACAGTGTCTGCAGAGCTGATCGCCCGTAAGAGCAGAATATTTCGCTGAAAAATGAAGGATGCGCCAGCGTCCAGAAAGCATGAAATTCTGCTGTGTGTGCCAATTTGTCTTATACATTCTGAATCTTGCCCGAATCAGGATGAACTTTGAACAACAGCCCGGGCGGCAAGGGGCATTTTTATCCGGAGGGGATATGAAGAGATTACTGGTAACCGTAAAGCCCTTTAACGGAACGATTCCATTTAGGGTTTTGCAGCGTGGACGTGTTCTGGTTAAGGATATCTTCAGTGGTAAATGCACGGAGTGTTATTCCCGGACATATGAAGTGGATGCCACGGATGAAGAAATTTCTGTTGAATGTGATCTGAACGCAAATATGGCAGGGATTGTAACGGCCACGTTGTTGCCTGTTTCATGAATGACATAGAATGTCTCTGGGTACCCAAAAGGAGAACACTATGTTTGTAGAAAATAACCTGAAGGCTGAGCCTGATAATCAGGGATGGGTTCTTGGTTGGGCTGTAGTACGTGACAAACCCTGGCATCTGGTCGGCATTTATGCAACGGAGGATGGCGCAAAGTCTAAACGCTCTGAATTGAATGGGGAGTATGAAGTTCGTTATGGTTCCCATCGTTTAGGTAGTGATGATTTTATGTCTGTCGGACTTAGCTAACTGGCTGTGATGCCTGTTTGTAGCCCCGCAAATGCGGGGCTTTTTTATATCTGGAGATGATGATGGAAAAAACAGAAAACAAACCGGTTGCAATTGGTGCTGTGGCTGTTCCGTTTAAGTTTGAACTGTCACAACTGGTGGAGATGCGCATCAGTGATGAATGGGGTGAGGTTAAAGCTCGCGCGCAGTATGCGGATGGCGAAAACCAGTACTTGATCCACTACAAGGCTGCTGATGGTCGTGCCACAACGGCGTGGTTTGGTGAGTCAATGCTGGAAGCAACAGAAGATGATCGCCATCCGGGCTGTCCGGTATTTGCCGGTATGAAATCACCGGAAGGTGCAGTTGAACTGCAGCCGGGTGAGGTGTTCGTAATGACAGACATCATTGATGGTAATCCGCAGTATTCGCGTATTGAAATGAATAGTAAGAGTGCTCGCCTGATTCGTGAGTAACAGGCATTACAGCAGCCCTTCACTCTAAGGGGGTGCTGTAATGTGAGAAATAAAAAACCGGTCACAGGGAGCAGCTACACAGAACCGGCCGGCGAAGACCGCCAATACCACCCATGCATTGATGCAACATACTAATGACAATAGCCGCTATTGATGTAAATGCAATGTTATGCATCGACGAAAATAAAAAACCGGCAGGGGAAATCCATTGAAGATTTGCCGGTGGCAAAAGAGGGCCATGTTTTTAACCTAAGTCGCAGAGTTACGGAGTGCAACTACGAATGCTGCCGGTATATGGCTGAATGGCGTTTCAATGATGTACGTCATCTTATCTGTAAATGTTAATGACAAACGCTCTCATTTGTGCGGGTCCTTCCGGTGGGGTGCCCTGCCACGGGGCGGGAGCGTCGCGGGTTTTCGCTATTTATGAAAATTTTTCGGGGAAAATCATGTCGGTACTTCTCGAACATAACTATTTGTTTTTTCTAATATCGAATCCGCAAAAGGTCCGACATGAAAACGCCTAAAAAAGTCATTTTCGGGCACTTTCATGTCGGACCCTGTGTTTGTTGTGAGACTGTTTCATGAAGGTTAATAAAAAGAAACTTGCCGAAATTTTCAACGTGGATCCGCGAACGATTGAACGCTGGCAGTCTCAGGGACTCCCTTGCGTCTCCGGAGGTGGTAAGGGCGTTGAATCTGTATTTGATACCTCCATGGCAATTCAGTGGTATGCGCAACGCGAAGCCGATATTGAAAACGAAAAACTCCGCAAAGAGACCGAGGATTTGCGTGCGGCTGCGGAATCAGATTTACAACCCGGCACCATTGACTATGAACGCTACCGACTCACAAAAGCACAGGCTGATGCACAGGAACTGAAGAATGCCCGCGAAGAAGGGCTGGTACTGGAAACGGAATTGTTTACCTTCATTCTGCAACGTGTGGCACAGGAGATTTCGGGGATACTTGTACGTGTGCCGCTGACATTACAGCGTAAATATCCGGATATTTCACCATCACACCTTGATGTGGTGAAAACTGAAATCGCAAAAGCCTCCAACGTTGCAGCTAAAGCTGGTGAGAACGTAGGCGGGTGGATTGATGATTTCAGACGCACAGAAGGCAGCTAATGCAGCCGGTGCGATAGCAACAGGGCTTGTATCTCTCAATATTCCGGTACCACTGACGACAGTTCAGTGGGCTGATCAGTATTATTATCTGCCAAAAGAGTCTTCATATACTCCCGGGCAATGGGAAACACTGCCGTTTCAGGTTGCCATCATGAACAGCATGGGGAATGACCGGATCCGCACCGTTAATCTGATTAAATCGGCGCGTGTTGGTTACACCAAAATGCTGTTGGGTGTGGAGGCTTATTTTATTGAACACAAATCCCGTAACAGCCTGCTTTTTCAGCCGACAGATTCTGCGGCAGAAGATTTTATGAAATCCCATGTCGAACCAACGATAAGAGACGTTCCTGTATTACTGGAGCTGGCTCCGTGGTTTGGCAGAAAACATCGGGACAACACGCTTACCCTGAAACGTTTCTCCTCCGGTGTGGGATTCTGGTGTCTGGGCGGCGCTGCTGCCAAAAACTACCGTGAAAAATCTGTGGATGTGGTCTGCTATGACGAACTCTCCTCGTTTGAACCGGATGTGGAAAAAGAAGGTTCACCAACCCTGCTTGGCGATAAGCGTATCGAAGGTTCGGTATGGCCTAAATCCATACGCGGCTCAACGCCCAAAATTAAAGGTTTTTGCCAGATTGAAAAAGCCGCGAACGAATCTGCTCATTTTATGCGGTTTTATGTGCCATGCCCTCATTGTGGTGAGGCCCAGTATCTGAAGTTTGGCGATGATGCGACAACCTTTGGCCTGAAATGGGAGAAGGGCAAGCCGGAGACGGTGTATTACCTGTGTGAACATAATGGCTGCGTGATCCGTCAGTCGGAACTTGACCAGACCGACGGGCGGTGGATTTGTGACAATACCGGGATGTGGACGCGTGACGGTCTGACATTTTACAGCGCCGGTGATGAGGAAATCCCGCCACCGCGCTCAATCTCGTACCACATCTGGACGGCATACAGCCCGTTCACCACCTGGGTACAGATTGTTTATGACTGGCTTGATGCACTGAAGGATCCGAATGGCGTCAAGACGTTCATTAACACCACGCTGGGGGAGCCTTATGAAGAGGCTGTGGCAGAAAAACTGAGCTTTGAGTTGTTGCTGGAAAAAGTCTGCCACTATGATGCGCAGGTTCCCCTGCGGGTGGTTTACCTGACCGCAGGGATCGACTCTCAGAAAAACCGTTATGAGATTTATGTCTGGGGCTGGGCTCCCGGCGAAGAAGCTTTTCTGATTGACAAGCAGATCATCATGGGGAGACCGGAAGATGAGGACACCCTTAAACGCGTTGATGCCGTGATCCGGAAAAAATACCGTCATGCAGATGGCACTGAAATTTCCATTTCCCGCGTCTGCTGGGATACCGGTGGTATTGACCAGGACATTGTGTATCAGCGATCCAGAAAACACGGCACTTTTTTTGTGCTCCCCATCAAAGGGGCGTCGGTGTACGGCAAGCCGGTGATCACCATGCCAAAAAAGCGAAACCAGCGTGGGGTGTTTTTGTGTGAGGTGGGTTCCGATACCGTCAAGGAAATGCTGTATGCGCGTTTTGCCCTGCCGGTGGTATCTGCCAGTGAAGTAGCACCGTATACCTTCCGTTTTCCGGATAACCCGGACATTTTTTCTGATGTTGAAGCTAAACAACTCGTGGCAGAAGAGCTGGTTGAAAAAGTTGTGAACGGGCGGGTGAAACTCCAGTGGGATGCCAGAAAACGGCGTAATGAAGCCCTGGACTGTCTGGTGTATGCCTATGCAGCGCTGCGCATTTCCGTTCAGCGGTGGCAACTGGATCTGGATGCACTGGCCCGCGCCAGAAGAGATGAACAGGACGACGATGAAATGACTATTGAAGAAATCGCGGCTGCTCTGAGTGGAGGATAAGTGATGATTTATACGCATGAAATGCTATGCGATGCCCGCCGGGCGTTACATGAACTGATGATCGGACGTGCTGTGGTTTCCGTCAGTAAGGACGGGCGTCAGGTTCAGTATTCGCGGGCGACAATTGGTGAACTGCGTCAGTATATTGAAGAGCTGGAAAGTGCGCTGGGTGTATCCGGACGGCGTCGTGGCCCGGCAGGAGTGGGGCTGTGAACGGGGAACTGGTGGATATTCATGGGCAGCCTTTACGGCAAAGTATGGGATATTCTGGTGGTGGTTCCGGGTTCGGTGGGCAAATGGCAGAATGGCTGCCTGCACCGGAAAGTGCCGACGTGGCGCTCTTACCTTCCATTCATCTGGGTAATGCCCGCGCGGATGATCTGGTCCGTAACAACGGTATTGCATCGAATGCAGTGGAAATTCATAAGGATCATATTGTCGGGCACATGTTTCGTCTGAGTTACCGTCCCAACTGGCGCTGGCTGGGGATGTCGGAAGCAGATTCACATGCTTTTATTGAAGATGTTGAGGCGGCGTGGATGGAATACTGCGATCCGGTGTTTGGTGCGATGGATGTGGAAGGGCGTCGTTCGTTTACCGAATTCATTCGTGAAGGGGTGGGGGTACATACGTTTAACGGTGAAATTTTTGTCCAGCCCGTATGGGATGCGGAATCCACGTCATTATTCCGGACGAAATTCAAAACCATCAGCCCGAAGCGTGTCAGTACACCCGGTTATGGTACCGGCGATCGTTTTATGCGTGCCGGGGTGGAAATAAACCGACACGGAAAAGCGCTGGCCTACCATGTTCAGGATGATGACTGGCCCGGCTACGGTGTCAGTAAATGGGCACGAATTACGGCAACACTGCCTTCCGGACGACCGGGAATGATCCATGTGTTTCAGCCACAGGAAGACGGGCAGACCCGCGGGGCCAACCAGTTTTATTCCGTGATGGAGCGTCTCAAGATGCTCGACACACTGCAGGCCACGCAACTGCAGTCGGCGGTGGTGCGGGCGATGTATGCCGCGACGATTGAATCCACACTGGATTCGGAAAAAGCGTTTGAATATATCGCCGGGGTGGGAGATGGCGGTAAAAATCCCCTGAACACCATCATGAAAGGCTACGCGCGTTATTACGCCACCAATACGGTAAAACTGGGCGGGGTCCGTATTCCGCATCTTTACCCGGGAGATTCACTGAATCTGCAGACAGCCCAGAATGCGGATAATGGTTTTTCTGAACTGGAAAAGGCGCTGTTACGTTACATTGCTGCCGGACTGGGTGTGTCGTATGAGCAGCTTTCCCGGGATTATTCACAGGTCAGTTATTCCAGTGCCAGGGCATCCGCCAATGAGTCGTGGCGGCATTTTATGGGAAAACGAAAATTTGTGGCCAGTCGCCTGGCGTCACAGATGTTTGCCTGCTGGTTGGAGGAGGCCCTTATTCGTGGTGTGATCCGTCCGCCGAAATCCCGTTTCTCATTCTGGGAGGCCCGTTCCGGGTGGTGCCGTGCCGAGTGGATTGGTGCCGGTCGTATGGCGATTGATGGTCTTAAGGAAGTGCAGGAAGCGGTGATGCGCATTGAAGGCGGCCTGAGTACATACGAGAAAGAGCTGGCCCTGATGGGGGATGACTATCAGGAGATTTTCCGCCAGCAGCTACGGGAAACTCAGGAGCGACAGGCTGCCGGTCTTCCGCGTCCGGTCTGGATAAAGGACGCGTTTCAACAGCAGATCCGACAGACAACGGGAGAAAAAGGCGATGCGCTGTAATTTATCACATATTGCCGCCATGGCATTTAATGAGCCGCTTTTACTGGAACCCGCCTATGCGCGGGTTTTCTTTTGCGCACTGGGTAAGGAGATGGGGGCGGGCAGCCTTGCCGTTCCGCAGCAGGCCGTTCAGTTTGATGCCGATGGTATGCAGCTGGCGGTTACCGATTATATGACTGGTGGTCCGCGTCCGGTAAAGAGTTACCAGGTGAAAAATGGTATTGCCATTCTGCCGGTGAGCGGCACGCTGGTACATAAAATGGGTGCCCTGCGGCCATATTCCGGTATGACCGGTTATGACGGCCTGACGGCCCGTCTTAAGTCAGCGGTGAATGATCCGGATGTACGCGGCATTTTACTGGATATCGACAGTCCGGGCGGTCAGGCTGCCGGGGCGTTTGACTGTGCTGACATGATTTACCGTCTGCGGGAACAGAAGCCCGTGTGGGCGCTGTGTAATGATATGGCCTGTTCAGCCGCCATGTTGCTGGCGGCAGCCTGTACGCGTCGGCTGGTCACGCAGACGGCAAAAATTGGTTCGATTGGTGTGATGATGGCGCACACCAGTTACGAGAAACAACTGGCGCAGGAAGGGGTGGACATCACGCTGATTTACTCCGGGCAGCACAAGGTTGACGGCAACAGTATTCAGGCATTGCCGGCAGGTGTGCGTGCAGATTTTCAGCGCCGTATTGATGAGGCCCGCCGGATGTTTGTCGACAAGGTGGCGCTTTATACGGGGCTGAGTTCAGAGGCGGTGATGAATACCGAGGCTGCCGTTTATGACGGTCAGGCAGGCATTGATGCAGGCCTGGCTGATCAACTGATTAATGCTGCAGATGCCGTTGAAGTGATGGTTTCTGCACTGAATGACTCTGTTACGAAGGAGAATGCAATGACTGTTAAAAATCTCACCGTTGCTGAAGCGGTGGCCCAGGAAAATCAGCGCGTGATGGGGATCCTGAATTGTCAGGAGGCGAAAGGGCGCGAGCAACTGGCGCAAATGCTGGCAGGTCAGCCTGGAATGACGGTTGAGCAGGCGAAAACGTTGCTTGCAGCTGCGCCGGTTGCCGGTACTGACAGCACGGGTGATCAGATTATGGCGCTGCCGGAAGCAAAGGGGCGTGAGCAACTGGCACAGATGCTGGCAGGTCAACCTGGGATGACGGTGGAGCAGGCGAAAGCGTTTCTGGCGGCAGCCCCTGCTGCCAGTGCTGCAGGCACAGGCGATCAGATTATGGCGTTGCCGGAAGCTAAAGGGCGTGAACAACTCGCGCAGGCGCTGGCTGAACAGCCGGGAATGACCGTTGACCAGGCAAAAACGTTACTGGCGGCGGCACCGGTTGCCGGTTCTGCAAGTGTCGGCGATCAGATTATGGCGCTGCCGGAGGCGAAAGGGCGCAAGCAACTTGCACAGGCACTGGCAGAACAACCGGGAATGACGGTGGCGCAGGCGAAAACGTTGCTGGCAGCCGCACCGGCGGCATCGCAACCGTCACAGGAAGCACTTTTTGATCGCTTTATGGCACAGCATGCTGCCAGTGCGGTTTCCGGAGGCGGAACTGCCGGGCACGGAGAAGAAGATCTGCTGATGAGTATGCCGTAAGCGTTATCCGTGATTCAGATAAATCAGGAGACTGAAAATGATTAAAACCACCACAGAAAAGCGCGCAGACAGGCGCATTTTTGCCGGAAGCGATCCGGTGTATACCGCAACAGGTACCAGCGGTATCAGTGTTGCCACGCCTTCACTGACGCCACTGATGCTGGATGACGCCAGCGGAAAACTGGTGGCATGGGATGGTCAGAAAGCCGGAACGGCTGTGGGGGTGCTGGCACTGGCGCTGGCCGGGACCGAGCTCGCACTGACGTACTACAAAAGCGGTACGTTTGCCACTGAGTCGCTGGTCTGGCCTGACTCTGTGGATGCGGTGAAAAAAGCCAACGCATTTGTGGGAAGTGCCATCAGCCACGCCTGATGGTGAAGTGATTAACTGAAAAACGGGTCGCGATGCGGCCCGTTTGTGTTTTTAAAGGAAAGTCAATTATGGGGTTATTTACCACGCGTCAGTTGCTCGGCTACACCGAGCAGAAAGTGAAATTCCGTGCGCTGTTTCTGGAGCTGTTTTTTCGTCGTACGGTCACTTTCCATACTCAGGAAGTGATGCTGGATAAAATCACCGGAAAAACACCGGTTGCGGCATATGTGTCTCCGGTTGTGTCAGGTAAGGTACTGCGCAGTCGTGGTGGTGAAACCCGCGTGTTACGCCCCGGCTATGTTAAACCAAAACACCGGCTGGATTATCAGCAGGCGGTGGAGCGTCTTCCGGGGGAGGATCCGGCCCGTCTTAATGACCCGGCCTACCGTCGCCTGCGTATTCTGACTGACAACCTGAAGCAGGAAGAACAGGCGATTGTGCAGGTGGAAGAAATGCAGGCGGTCAGCGCTGTTCTGCAGGGTAAGTACACCATGAGCGGTGAACAGTTTGAGACGGTGGAAGTGGATTTTGGGCGTTCTGCCGCCAATAACATTACGCAGGCTGGCGGACGCGAATGGTCACAGCAGAATGCTGACTCCTTTGATCCAACGCATGATCTGGATGCGTACTGCGATTTCGCTTCCGGTACCATCAATATTGCGATTATGGACGGTACTGTCTGGCGTATGCTGAACGGTTTTAAAGTGTTTCGTGAAAAACTGGATACCCGCCGTGGCTCAAAATCTGAACTGGAAACCGCGCTGAAAGATCTGGGGGCCGTGGTTTCTTTTAAAGGTTATTACGGTGATCTGGCCATCATGGTGGCGAAAACAACGTATGTTGATGAAAACGGCGATGAGCAGCGTTATCTGCCGGAAGGCACACTGATTCTTGGAAACACTCAGGTGGAGGGTGTCCGTTGTTATGGCGCAATCCAGGATAACCAGGCGCTGAGTGAAGGGATCACCTCTGCAATTCGTTATCCGAAACACTGGTTAGAGGTGGGGGACCCGGGGTGCGAATATACCATGACGCAGTCTGCGCCGTTGATGGTGTTGCCGGATCCGGACGCGTTTGTGGTGGTTCAGGTGAAATAAGGTCAGGCGGGATATTCCCGCCTTTTTCTTTATCGCACAGGAGAGATGTGATGACAAAAGAAGAAATAACAGCGCGTCTTCAGGAGCTGGCGGCAGCACTCGGGCGCGATGCCGATATTTCAGGCTCTAAAGCTGATCTTGAACAACGCCTGGCGGAGTGGGAAGAAGAATTAAGTGATGGTTCAGACGGCCTGTATAAGGATGATGAAGAACCACAACAAAAAAACGAAACACGATCCGAACGTGGGGAGAGTGAGAACCGAAATTCGGTGGATATGGTCATGGTCAAAGCTGTAGTGATGTTACATGTCAATGCACTCCACGCCACACGGGATAACCCCGTGGCATTTGTACGTCCGGGAGAAGTGTTTCGTGTATCTGCCGTGGTGGCAGCCAGCATGGCAGAAAGTGGCCTCGTGAAAATGTGTTGAATGTGGGGGAAAGGTGGCAGATTTCGATAATCCGTTTGATACCGCCGTCACCATGGCTGACGAGGTCATTCTTTGTCATATGGGGATTACGGCGGTAATTACGTCCGGTCAGCCTGAAGGAAAAACACTCAGGGGTGTTTTTGATGATCCTGAAAAAATTTCGTTCGTTGCCGGAGGAGTACGGTTTGAAGATTCTTCACCGTCTTTGTTTGTGAAAACAGCAGATATTACGGGGCTACGCCGTCTGGATACGCTGGAGGTTGGCGGGGATCTTTTTCGGGTGGATCGCATTACTCCGGACGACGGGGGATGCTGTTATATCCGCCTGCAACGGTGTGACAGTTCCCGGGGTGATATCAGTACAGGACGATATTATGAAAGGCCTTGAAAACGCCATCCGCAATCTGAACAGCCTTGATACTCGTATGGTACCGCAGGCCAGTGCATGGGCGATAAACCGTGTGGCACAGAAAGCGGTCTCGGTAGCTACCCGGCAGGTTGCCGGGAATACCGTTGCGGGAGATAACCAGGTGAAAGGGATCCCCCTGAAACTGGTACGTCAGCGTGTCCGGGTGTTTAAAGCCAGTCCGTCAGGAAAAATGACGGCCAGGATCCGCGTTAACCGGGGCAATCTGCCCGCCATCAAACTGAACACAACACGGCGGCGTGCTGGTGAAGGACTGAGAGTGGGAAAATACTTTTTCCGGGGGGCATTTGTTCAGCAACTGGCGAATGGCCGCTGGCATGTTCTGAGGCGTCTTCCTGAAGCGCGTTTTGCAACAGGGCATGACCATCAGGGCAGACCAAGAAAAAATCGCCTTCCTGTGGAGGTAGTGAAAATCCCGCTGTCCGGACCGCTGACACAGGCATTTGAAGATGCCCGCGACCGCATCATTGCTGCGGAAATGCCGAAACAGCTGGGGTATGCACTGAAGCAGCAACTGAGGTTATTTCTGACCCGATGAACAGACATACAAAAATCCGCCAGGCCGTACTGGCACGCCTCCGGGAACAGTGTGGAGACAGCGCCACGTTTTTTGACGGGCTTCCGGCATTTATTGATGCGCAGGAACTGCCTGCCGTGGCGGTGTGGCTGAGTGATGCTCAGTACACCGGAAAAATGACGGATGAAGATGACTGGCAGGCTGTTCTGCATGTTGCCGTCTTCATCCGGGCACAGGCACCGGATTCAGAGCTGGATATGTGGATAGAGAGCACCATTTTCCCGGCCCTGAATGATGTACCGGCACTTTCCGGACTCATCGACACCCTGATCCCACTCGGTTTTAACTATCAACGTGATAATGAGATGGCCACCTGGGCGATGGCGGAAATCACGTACCAGATCACGTACACGAATTAAGGAGGTGGCAATGACCACACCAAATCCACTGGCAAAAACGAAAGGTGCGGGAACGACGTTCTGGATGTACACCGGCAAGGGCGATGCGTTTGCGAACCCTTTATCGGACACTGACTGGCTGCGTCTTGCGATGGTGAAGGATCTGCAGCCTGGTGAAATGACCGCTGATGCAGAAGATGACACTTATCTCGATGATGAAGATGCAGACTGGAAAACGACAACCCAGGGGCAGAAATCCGTTGGTGATACTTCGGCGACGCTGGCCTGGCGTCCGGGGGACAGCGGGCAGAAAAAACTGGTTCAGTTGTTCGACTCCGGTGAAGTCTGCGCGTTTCGTATCAAATATCCCAACGGCACTGTTGATGTTTTCCGTGGCTGGCTGAGCTCACTGGGTAAAACCATTGCCTCAAAAGACGTGATGACCCGCACTGTGAAAATCAGCGGTGTGGGGCGTCCGTATCTGGCAGAGGAAGGCACTGAAACCGTGAGCGTTACCGGGCTGACAGTAGCACCGGCATCTGCCAGTGTAAGAGTGGGAGCAACCACCACGCTGACCTTTACAGTAAAACCTGACGAAGCCAGTGACAAAGCGATCAGTGTGCATTCGACAGATCCACAGACTGCCACGGTGACCCTGAACGGGCTTGTGGCCACGGTGAAAGGCGTGAAGCAGGGCAGTGTCAGTATTGTGGGCATGACTTCTGACGGCGATTTTGTGGCAGTGGCTACGGTGGCTGTCAGCGCCGCAGGTTAACAGGACGATACTCATCATTTGCCCCGGTTATCCGGGGCTTTTTTGCAGGTAGAGAACATGATGTTTCTGAAACAGGACACGTTTAATTATGAAAAACAGTCCGTGGTGCTCAGTGAGCTGTCCGGGCTGCAGAGAATTGAATATCTGACGTTTGTTCAGCAGCGAACGGCAAAGTTTGATGCCGGGGAGGGAGAGCTGCCGGGGGCTGAACGACAGATTGCTTTTCTGCGGATGGGGATGGATATCAATGCCTGGCTGGTTTCCCGCTCACTGTGGAATGCGGAACAGTCTCAGGATGTTGAGACGCTTTACGCATCCGTTATTACAACATGGTCGTATGATGCCCTGGGGGCGGGGGCAGAGATGGTTCTGTCGCTGAGCGGTATGGGAGCCATTGAGAATGCCGGGGATTTGGAGCATGAGGTGCTGACGCCGGAAAAGTCCTGACGCGGGAAATGCAGTTTGTCATGCGGCTTGCCCGGGAGTTCCGGCGGGCAGACTGGCGGCGGATGCTGTCGGAAATGTCGGCCACTGAGCTTGGTGAGTGGGGCGATTATTTCCGGATGCAGAGCTTCAGTGATGTGTGGATGGATGCGCAGTTTGCCTCGCTGAAGGCATTGATCGTGAGAATGGTGTCCGGCAGCAGTGATGCTGTGGTGGCTGATTTCAGCCTTTTACCGGAAGAGAACGGGATACCGGAGCGAACGGACGAAGAACTGATGCATCTTGGGGAAGGTATTTCCGGAGGTGTGCGTTATGGACCAGATAGCCAACCTGGTCATTGATTTGGGGATTGATGCGGCAGAGTTTAAAAATGAAATTCCCCGTATCAAAAACCTTCTGAATGGTGCAGCCAGCGATGCAGAACGGTCTTCTGCCCGTATGCAGCGTTTTATGGAGCGTCAGACTCAGGCCGCCCGGCAGACAACGCAGGCGGCTTCTTCGGCTGCAACAGCCGCATCCGTCCATGCGCAGACGGTGGAGAAGAACGCACAGGCCCATGAACGCATGGCCCGTGAGGTGGAGAAAACCCGCCAGCGCATGGAGGCACTGAGCCAGAAAATGCGCGAGGAACAGGCGCAGGCCATGGCTCTGGCGGAGGCTCAGGATAAAGCGGCTGCTGCGTTTTATCGTCAGATTGACAGTGTGAAACAGGCCAGTGCGGGGCTGCAGGAATTACAGCGTATTCAGCAGCAGATCCGACAGGCCAGAAACAGTGGCGGGATTGGTCAGCAGGATTATCTGGCGCTGATTTCTGAGGTTGCTGCGAAAACCCGTGTTCTTACACAGGCTGAGGAAGAGGCTACCCGACAGAAAGTGGCGTTTATCCGTCAGCTTAAAGAGCAGGCAACCCGCCAGAATCTTTCATCTTCTGAGTTGCTTCGCGCCAGGGCAGCCCAGCTGGGGGTAAGCGGTGCTGCAGAAGTGTATATCCGCAAAATGGAGCGGGCAGGAAAAGCCACGCATTCGCTGGGTCTGAAAAGTGCAGCAGCCCGCCAGGAGATAGGCGTTCTGATAGGTGAACTGGCCCGCGGCAATTTAGGGGCGCTGAGGGGATCCGGGATAACGCTGGCTAACCGTGCCGGATGGATAGACACACTGATGTCACCGAAAGGCATGATGCTTGGCGGGGTTATTGGCGGTATTGCCGCGGCCGTCTATGGTCTGGGTAAAGCCTGGTATGACGGTCAGAAGGAGGGGGAAGAATTTAACCGCCAGCTGTCGCTGACGGGACATTATGCCGGAGTCACTGCCGGGCAGCTGTGGGTGCTCAGTCGTGCTATTTCCGGGAATGGTATCACGCAACATGCTGCAGCCGGTGCGCTGGCTCAGGTGGTGGGGAGTGGTGCATTTCGTGGAAACGATATCGGTATGGTGGCGAGAGCTGCCGCACAGATGGAGCGATCGGTTGGCCAGTCGGTCAGCGATACCATAAATCAGTTTAAGCGGCTGAAGGATGATCCTGTAAATGCCGCGAAGGCTCTGGACAATGAGCTGCATTTTCTTACTGCCACTCAGCTTGAGCAGATACGCGTCCTTGGAGATCAGGGGCGGTCCAGTGATGCTGCACGGATAGCCATGTCTGCACTGGCAGAGGAAACCGGTCGGCGTACTGCGGATATTGATAATAACCTCAATGCGCTGGGCAGTACGCTGAAGTATCTGTCTGATTTGTGGAGTCGTTTCTGGGATGCGGCCATAAATATTGGTCGTGAAGATTCGCTGGATGCGCAGATTGCCGCTTTACAGGAGAAAGTGTCGCGGGCGAAAAGACTCCCATGGACGGAATTATCTTTGCAGGTTGAATACGATCAGCGGCGTCTTAACGATCTTCAGGAGAAAAAACGCCAGAAGGATTTGCAGGATGCAAAAGAGCAGGCAGAGCGGAATTATCAGGAGCAACAGAAACGCCGTAATGCTGAAAATGCTGCACTGAACCGGATGAATGAAACGAAAGCAGCACGGCATAAGCGTGAAATTGCGCGTATTAATGCCATGCAGTACGCCGATCAGGCTGTCAGGGATGCGGCGATACAACGTGAAAATGAACGTTACAAGAAAGCCCTGGCATCCGATAAGAAAAAAACACGTAATGATGAGGCCACCCGGTTATTGCTGCAGTACAGTCAGCAACAGGCACAGGTGGAAGGGCAGGTTGCTGCTGCAAGACAGTCAGCAGGTATTGCCACTAAAAAGATGACAGAAGCGCATAAACAGCTTCTGGCTCTGCAGCAGCGCATCAGCGACCTGGACGGGAAAAAACTGACGGCAGATGAAAAGAGTGTGCTGGCCCGTAAAGATGAACTGATTCAGGCACTGACGCTGCTGGATTTAAAACAGCAGGAGCTTCAGAAACAGACGGCACTCAACGAGCTGAAGAAAAAAACAATTCAGCTGACCAGTCAACTGGCTGAAGAAGAGCGCGCTCAGCGTCAGCAACATGACCTGGATATCGCCACGGTGGGTATGGGTGATCAGCAGCGGCAGCGATATCAGGTACAACTGAGTCTTCGCCAGAAATACCAGCAACAGCTGGAGCAGTTGAGGCGGGATAGTGAGCAGAAAGGGACATATAACACGGATGACTACAGAAAGGCCGAGCAGGCGCTGACGGAGAGCCTGAACAGGCAACTGAATGAGAATCGCCGTTACTGGCAACAGCTTGAAATTGCTCAGGGTAACTGGAAAAACGGTGCCATGCGGGCGTTTCAGAATTTTACAGAGAGTGCGGATAACGCGGCAGGTACCGCTGAGCAGATGTTTACAGCGGCATTTAACAGCGCAGGTAATGCACTGGCGACGTTCTGCACCACCGGAAAACTGAACTTCAAATCTTTTACCGCCTCGCTCCTTTCTGATCTGGCAAAAATCATGTCGCAGATGGTTATGATGCAGGCAGTGAAGGGGATTGGTTCGGCGTTTGGCTGGGGGAGGGCAGCAGCTGCCAGTGTGACGCCCAATGCGGATGGAGGTGTTTATCAGTCTGCTGATTTGAGTCGCTACAGTGGCACGGTAGTTAACCGTCCGACGTTTTTTGCTTTTGCAAAAGGCGCGGGTGTGATGGGGGAAGCTGGGCCTGAAGCCATTCTGCCTCTGCGTCGTGGTGCTGACGGTAAGCTGGGGGTTGTGGCGGAGATTGGTGGTTCAGGTATGGCGATGTTTGCCCCGCAGTACAACATCGAGATCAATAACGATGGCACGAACGGGCAGATAGGTCCGGCTGCCCTGAAGGTGGTTTATGACCTCGGGAAAAAAGCAGCAGCGGACTTTATGCAACAGCAGTCCCGTGATGGTGGTCGGTTAAGTGGAGCATATCGGTAATGGAGACGTTTCACTGGAAAGTGCGCCCGGATATGAATGTGGTATCAGAGCCGAAAGTGGTGACAGTGAAGCTGGGCGATGGTTATGAACAGCGTCGTGCGGCGGGACTGAATAACCAGTTATCGACTTACAGCGTGACGATACGTGTTCGTAAATGTGAACACCCATCTTTAAAAGCCTTTCTGGAACGGCACGGTGGCGTCCGCGCATTTCAGTGGACGCCACCTTATGACTGGAAGCCGATCAGGGTGGTTTGTCGTAAATGGTCGGCGAGCGTAGGGGCGCTGTGGGTAACCATAACGGCAGATTTTGAACAGGTCGTGGCATAGGAGGCTCTGATGCAGGATATTCCACAGGAAACACATCATGAGACGACACGCCTCACTCAGTCAGCCCAGGTGGTGCTCTGGGAAATCGATCTGACAGAGGTCGGTGGTGAACGTTATTTTTTCTGTAATGAGCAGAACGAAAAAGGTGAGCCGGTTACCTGGCAGGGGCGGCAGTATCAGGCATACCCCATTCAGGGGACGGGATTTGAACTGAACGGCAAGGGCAGTGCTGCCCGTCCGACACTGACGGTTTCTAACCTGCACGGCATGGTCACCGGGATGGCGGAAGACCTGCAGAGTCTGGTCGGCGGAACGGTGGTCAGGCGTAAGGTTTACGCCCGTTTTCTGGATGCGGTGAACTTCGTCAACGGAAACAGCGACGCCGATCCGGAGCAGGAGGTGATCAGCCGCTGGCGCATCGAGCAGTGCAGCGAACTGAGTGCGGTCAGTGCCTCCTTTGTGTTGTCCACACCGACGGAAACGGATGGTGCCGTTTTTCCGGGACGTATTATGCTGGCCAACACCTGCACCTGGACCTATCGCGGCGATGAGTGCGGTTATCACGGTCCGGCGGTCGCGGATGAATATGACCAGCCAACGTCCGACATCACGAAGGATAAATGCAGCAAATGCCTGAGCGGTTGTAAGTTCCGCAATAACGTCGGCAACTTTGGCGGCTTCCTTTCCATTAACAAACTTTCGCAGTGAATCCCATGACAGAGACAGAATCAGCGATTCTGGCGCACGCCCGGCGATGTGCGCCAGCGGAGTCGTGCGGCTTCGTGGTGAGAGCGCCGGAAGGGGAAAGATATTTTCCCTGCGTGAATATCTCCGGTGAGCCGGAGGCGTATTTCCGTATGTCGCCGGAAGACTGGCTGCAGGC